TTGAAATATTATTCAGAATTATAGGAATATCCCTCTTTTCGCCAATAGAATCTACTAAGTTAATTGTAATATTAAATGATGGTTGAAAATATGGAAGAATCTGCTCAACAATCTGCAAAGCATCATCATTTAACTTGCAGAAAATATTCAATTGAAAACCAATATTATATGGAACAGGCATATAAACCTTTTTCATTTGACTATTATTTGTAGTCTTAAAGGTTTGAGTAATTCCTGCTTTTCTTGAGGAATCATATTCTAAAGATGTCATCTCAAATGACATTCTTGGCAGTGTTATCTGAACAGCTTTATTTAAATTTGCTTGCTGATCAATTCTTGCTAAAAATTTCTGTGCAGGTCCATATGCTAAAGCAACTTTCTGATCACTGATAACTTGTCCTTGTTCATTTTTGTGCTGAATTGAAATGCCATTGAAGAGAGTACCAAAACCAATGATAGTCTTTCTAATGATCTCGTGATAAAAATAATTGCCTAACATTAATATGAACCAAATGGGTTAGATTCTGAGAAGTCTAAGATGAGATCTGACTCATCTTCTAATTCGTCGTTTTGTTGGTATTTATCTGTCAGAGTGGTACTTGCACCTCCAACATACTGAATATCATATGCTGCTGTAGATTTAGCACCAGTAATTTGTTCACCGGCAAAGAATCTTCCAGTAACAATACCAACCTCTAAGATATTCGTATCAGTATCCCAACGCTTGACACGAGCAGTGGTGTTTGATTCCTCTCCAGTAACAAGTTCATTGAACCAGAAAGTTCCAACTCCAACGGTTGCGGCAGTTCCAACAGTAACAGTTGGTGCAGATCCAAGATATCCAGCACCAGCATCTGTGATACGAACTGCGCTAATAGTACCTGCAGAACTAACAACTGCTTCTCCAGTAGCACGGATATTTGGTGAAAGTGATGCTGCAGCAACTGATATTGAAGGAACGGTGCTATATCCAACGCCACCGTCCGAAACACTAAATCTAACAACACCTCTCTTGTCAGTATTAATTCCACAAGTTGCTGCGGCACCTGCTCCGCCACCACCAGTAAATGTCATTGTTGGTGTAGAACCTGTATATCCAGTACCAGCATTTGTTATCAAAACTTTATCAACAGAGGTTATTCCACCTCTAGTTGTTGTGATTGCAACAGCAGATGCAGTAGTTCCTGTTGCCACTACAGTTCCATCTGGTCCTGTTGGGGCCGAGAATGTTACAGTAGGAGTACTTGTATATCCAAAACCATCATTGTTTAGGAATACCTGTCTAACATATCCAGTTCCAACATGTGCAGTTACGGAAGCATTAGTTCCTGTAGAGAACAGTTGCAATTCAATAATATTGCCTCTATCTTCAATTGTCTTATCTATTTCATCGATAGAAGTATCAATAACTTCATCCTCATATTCAAAGAGTTCGCACTGAATTTCGTAAACATAATTTTTACCTAACTGATAGAAAGGATTTTCATGCTCTACAAACTTGACTTCAAATAATCTTTGTCCGAGAGGAAAATATACTAAATCTCCTTCTCTTGGTCTTGATGCAAGTTCAATCTCAAGATCATTTTCATCTTCTAAAAATGGTGAGATAAAGTCTTCAAATCTTTCTTTAGATATGGTAAGACTTACTTCATCTCTAACACTAACACCAAATTTTGTCATAATGTCGCCAGCGCCACCATAACCATCAAAGTTATTAAGATATGCTTCTAATAAAAAATTATCATCAAATTTTGAAGATTGAATTTCTTCTAGAATGGTCTGTCTTCTGACCATTTTTCTTGGGATATATGTAATTTCTACCCCGTATATTTTTAGTTGCTCATTGATAAGGTCCTGAATAAGATTTTGTTCAGATCTAGAACCTTGCAGAAAGAAGGGATTTAAAGCCATTATCCAATACAATCGAGGGGTGGAATTTCAAAATCCATTGACATTCTTGACATCAATTCCGATATTTCTCGATCACCGTCATCATATATTTGTCTCCCATTTAATTCAATTCCTCCAGGGAGTTTAACTCCACCAAACTTGATTAAATTGGATCCCCACTGTCTCTTAATTAACGAAGTAAGATACTTTTTAATAAAACTATCGTTATATACTTGAGTAAATGTTTCTGGATCTAAAGCACGATAACAATCAATGATAATAAAATCATCTACGTTTTGTGCTCCCCAGTCAATATCCAAATATAATCTATCCGATCTCTTATTAAATCTTATCTGCTTATCTGTAGTGAGAAGAAAATCAATATCCGAAAGATATCTTTTTGTCATCGAATACTGCAAAAGTTCAATTGAATTGAACTGATACATATCATTCAAAAACAGTTGATATTTAATGCTAAACATTCCTCCCGAAATGCTGCTTGTATCAAATCTAAATATTTTTTCAACACCAACTACAGAGTCTGGAACTTGAATAAAATTTGAAGTTTCATAGAAATTTGACGTTGTAGTTCCATATCCACTAATTGATGTAGATGTGGCACTTGTAGTTACAATTCCAACTCCCGTAGTTCCTTTTGCCTGTCCTCTGTCTATATCTTCTTGAGTAACTTGATACTTAAGAAACATTCTTTCGACACCATCATAGTGCCTTTCTTGATAAAATTGCAGGGCATCATCAATCAGATCATCAACTTGATCATCATCTACGTTGATTTCTAGTACTGGAGCACCCAAACGTCTGAAACAATAATCAATCAGTCCTTGGCGTGTTGATGGTTTTGCCATTTAGAATTCCTCAGAATCTATAACCGTCTTGGTTGTGGTTTTTTTTCTTGTTTTGCCTTCTTGCTGTGCCTCTTCAAGTTTCTGATTTGCAACAATCAATTTTGCTTCCAAGGCGATAATCTGGGAAAGCATATCCCCAGATTTTTGTTGATATACCATCAATAAAGCTCTATAATCAACTTCATTCATAATTGGATATAAAAAAAGGTGGGAACTCCCACCTGTATTTATAAGTTATCTAAAAGTTATCAAGTGAATGTTCCACCATCAACGGTGATATTTTCAAGATTTCTCGTACTTCCTGTACAAGAGATAACTTGTGAAGAACCTGCACAGTCGTTGACGTAGAGTTCTCTAATCTCAATTCCAGAGTAACCTGTGTTAGCAGTTGCACTCAAGACACTGTTAGTTTCTGATACGTCAGATCCAAATACAATTCTTCCAACACTATCATCCCAGTATACTGCTGCTTTCTTGGCAGAACCGGAATAATAGTGGAAGAGAATACCAACGTCAATGTTTGCATCGCTACTAGGTGCAACCAGATTACCACTACTGTTAACAAGACCAACTTCAATCAGAGAGTCTTCAACCTTTAAGGTTTCGGTATTAACAATTGACTGAGAACCAAGAACTGTAAAGTTTCCAGTAACAGTCAGGTCCTCTGCACAGGAAACGGCACCGGTTGAATTAGTGAGCGTAAGAGCAGATGTACCATCTCTTGCTTTAATGTCAGTTACTTCAATTGTTGGAACGTCAATTGCAGTTGTAACATTAACGGTGTTTGGAAGACCGATTGTAACAGTCTGATTTGATGCTACAGTTTCAATTTCGTTTGCAGTACCTGCAATCGTCAGAGATTGTGAATCAAGATCAACAGCACCAGTTCCAGAATCACCAGCTAAGTCAAGATCTTGTGCAGTTACTTGAGCGTCAACATATGCCTTAATTGACTGTTGAGTCACCAGTGCGGTTGCACTGTTAGATCCCATACTATCTTCATCAAGAATGGTGGTGATTCCAACTAAAGTTTGACCAGGAAGACCAACTTCAAGTTGCTTGATTGTACCAATGCCACTTACTGATGCATTACCAGTTACAACAAGACCATTTCCACCTGTATGTGTCAGAAGTGTACTATCTTCAAGAGCACCACTTGTGCCAGCAAGAACAACTCTTCCAGCAGTCAGATCACTGACAGTAGCAGATGACAGAGTAGTTTCGCCACCAGAGATGTCAGCACCACCGTCAACATTCAGATCTGTTGTGATTTGAGCGTTGCCTGTAACAGTCAACTTAGTTCCGTTGAATGTCAGGTTTCCGTTGTCCTCAAGAACACCACCGGTCCCTGCAAGAACGACACGACCA